TTAATATTTTCTCACAAATTGGTAAAATTTCTTTACGATGCAAATTTTTGAGTATCTTGTTAATTAGTAACGATGCAATTTTATTACTTCCTACCTGAATACAATTAATAATTAATTCCATATTGATTTCGAAAGTTGATACATTTCTAGGTAAATTAATTAAAAATTTAAAAGCCTTACGATCATTTAAGGAACAAGCTGCAACAAATGCTCTATTTAATATCTTTTTTTGTATTTCAACATCTGTAACATTAGCAATCAAATAAATGCATAAGTAATTAAATATGTCATATTTATGATTTTCAATCGAGTTTTTTATTAATCTTCTTAAATACAAATGAGTATAGTTTAAAAACAAATCATAACTTAAAATAATTTTAACTATTTCAAAATATCCAAAAGAAGTACAATGTAATAATAAATCACTTAGTAGTTTATGATCAATTTGTTGTCCGTAACTCAAAATAGTATCAAATATTAATTTAAATCCGGTCACGTTATTCGTTGAAGTGCATAAATCTAACATAATATCATTATCTATTCTTAAATCTATTTTAAAGTTTTCAATCAAATAAATAAGTATATCGTTCATTTCTTCCCCCATCACACAACATAATTTTGAGATTTCTTGATTATTGTAATAAATGTTTATTTTTCGAGGTTTATTTTCCTTTTTTACTGTAAAATCTTTAAATGTCGATAATGCTGATTCTTTGTAATTGTTATTTTCAGAATATTGAAAAGTTTGTAAATATTCAAGTAATACATATATTATTTGTTTTTGATATTCTGATGAACTTGAGTACAAACATATATATTCTTTAAATTGATTAACTAATATTTTTTTAAAATTTTCGTAATTTTCTTTTTGTTGTCTCTTTTCAGAATTTTTTTCTACAATGTTTTTTTTAAAATAACCAATTAAAAATTGTGCTATTATTGATTTTGGAATATTATAACTTTTTTCACACTCTTTGAAATTTTCCATGGTACAATTTTCCAATAATCTTACTTCTCTTATTTTTGGCATTGTTTTCTTGTAGTGAGGTCTATCTAAAGATAAGTAAGAAGTGGGATGTAAACTTCTCATATATTGATATGTTTTAGGCAATGGGGGATAATATGTTATGTTCTGATCAGTAAATGTGTCATCAAGATCCGAAAAATTTTCAGAGCGTCGATGTTGATGTCTTGGAACAACAGGAGTCTGTGGACGAATAATAGAAGATGCACGATGGGGAATAATGGGTGAAGGTGTAGGAAATAATAATCCGTTTTGGGTCACTGGTACTGAATTATTATTATTCATACCAAATTCATAATCAAAATTTCTCCATCTAGCAATATCATCGTCATTGTTTACTTGATTAATAGAATTAAAATCAGTTACATTATTTAAATTATTATAATTTGTTAATCCGGGAGGTTTATCAAGATTTGCTCCTTTAAAAACATAATTACCAAAAGTTTTTTCAATTAAATCAATTTCACTCATATTCTTATCAGGCTCATTACTTTCGATACACTCGTTACCATCACTACCTTCATTGTAACAATTAACATCTCTGAAAAATTCAGCTAATCTTTCATCTTTTTCACTAAATTTCTGTCTGTTATTGGTTACCATAATTATTCGCGGTTTAACTACAATGTCCAAGTATTATCAATATGTTAGTTAGATAGTAATTCATAATATTTTATAATTCAATTTTTTGAAACTATATAAGTAAAAAAATAAGTTTTAGATGTATAAGAATTAGATTTAAAATCACAAGAATAATGGAAAACGATAGTAATGATACAAATTTAAAAAATACAAAAAGAGTAAAGAGAACCGCAAAACCCACCCCCAAACCAAAACTCAACCACAATCCCAAACTAAAGGAATTATCTTCTGATAATGATTCAAATTCAAATCCAGATCCAAATTTAGAACTATCTGAAATCGATGTAAATAATGAACCAACAAAAATAACAGACTTGGCTAAAGAGTTAGAACTAATCGATAACAAAATAATATCTCCGAGTACAACGCCTATTAATTTAGAAAATATTGATGATCAACTTTATGAATATCAAATTCCTCACGTAAAAATAATTACAGCGGCTCTAGAAAAAAACAATAGAGCAATCGATTGCTCTGATACAGGTACTGGAAAAACTATTACAACAATAGTAGCGGCAATTAAATTAGGACTAAAACCTTTTGTGATTTGTCCAAAAAGTGTTCTCGAACCGTGGGAAAATAATCTTAATAGATTAAATTGTGATTATTATGGTATCACGAACTACGAGTCATTACATAATTGTAAATTCTATCCGAAGAAAAAAATATTTGAAGCATCAAGTAAAATAAGATGTCCTTTTTTAACAAGAAAATGTGTGGATAAAGTTGTAATTAAAAAAGGAAAAAAAATTACTAAAAAAGTTTATTTATTTGAGTGGCATGTACCGAATGATTGTTTAATAATTATTGATGAAGTGCATAAATGTAAAAATAAAAGAACAATAAATGCTCAACTTCTCGTAAATTTAGCTATTTCGTCTACAAAAATATTAATGTTGTCTGCGACAGCTTGTGAATGTCCTGAAAAATTTTTAATTGTTGGTCTTTGTTTAGGATTTTATACAAGTCTTAAAGAAGGTAAATTATGGATTGAATCTCTATCTTGTAATAGTAAAAATTTAAATAGTAAAATGGTGGAAATAAATAAATTAATATTTCCTAATTATGGATCGAGAATGAGAATCAAACAAATAAAAGATATGTTTCCTGTAAATACTGTAATTGCTGATTGTATTGAAATGGATTGTAAAGAAGAAATAGAACGTGAATATAAAAAGATAGAACACGCAGTTAATAACTTAAAAAATAAAGAAGATTCAAGCGGATGTGCTTTGTCAAGAATATTGTATGCAAGAATGAGAATCGAACAATTAAAAATACCTGTATTTAAGAAAATGATTTTGGATTATTTAGAAAATAATTGTTCAGTTGCAATTTTTGTTAATTTTACTGGAACATTATTAGCATTGTCTGATGAATTTAAAACTAAATGTTTAATTTATGGAGAACAAACATTGGATGAAAGAAATGCATCTATTCATGCATTTAAATCCGATAAATCAAGAATAATTATTTGCAATATTCGATCTGGTGGTGTCGGTATCTCTCTGCATGATGAAATAGGAGATTTTAAAAAAGTAGCAATAATATCACCAAGTTATTCTGCACAAGATGTCTTGCAAACGTTAGGTCGTATTTATCGTGCCGGATCCAAAACAGAAACATTACAAAAGATTATTTATTGTAAAGACACAATAGAAGAAAAATTATGCGAAACTATTAAAGCAAAAATACAGAATATCAGTAGTATGAATGATGGACAAAGAGATTCTTATATTATTAAAAATTTGTTAGAAGAAAATGACGAAATACTTAATACTGATGAAATTAGTGAATTTGATAAAATGTATTTACAAATTAATGTTCTGAATATAAAAAAGGAAAGATTACAACAAGAAATTAAATTAATAGAAGAAACTATTTTGAGTATGCAGGAACAAATTGAACAACACATAGGTTATGATTAAAACTGTTTATAAAAATATTATGTTTTATTATTACATTTTTTATTTGCAATAAATTTGGTTGATGACTGAAAAAAAATGAAAAAATATACATTTATTGAAAATAGAAAAGTATATATTTTATCACGTTTTACAAGTATACAAGATTTGAATGATTAATGATGAAGGGAAAAATGTCACTAAAGTTGTAGCAAATAATGCTAACAAGACAATAATCAAAAAAAATATAAAAAAAGTAGTGAATACATCATCATCTAAAGTCAACACTAAACCAAACGCAAAACCAAACACTAAACCAATATCCAAACCGATATCCAAACCAATTTTAACAAACGATAAAGAAATAATATTTCAAGTAATAGATTGGAGAGCACAACATTATCAAGAATTATTGGAACAAGATGAAAACGAAGACGAGAACGAAGATGATCATCAAAATCAACAACAAACTAATAAGAAACCGATTACAATTAATAAGTATTTAATTGAAATTTATGGTAATACAACTGATGGGAAAACAATTTATACTAAAGTTATGAACTATAAACCATATTTTTATGTTTTAGTACCTGATTCATGGTATCGTAAAAGTACATACGTTGATATATTTTTACAATCTTTACAAGAAAAAATAACAGGTCCAAATAAATACAGTTTATGTAAATGGGAAGTTGAAAAACATCAATCTTTTACTGAATTTACCAATAAAAAATTATTTACTTATTTGAAATTATATTTTAATGATCACTACGGATACAAAAAGTACGCTAATTTATTTCATTCTTACAATGGAAAAACTGGAGAACATTATTACACTAAATTCAATCTCCCGTCAATTGGTTTGTCAAAGTATGAATTCGCAATTTATGAATCAAAATTAGATCCGTTATTAAGGTTCATGCACGAAAGAGATCTAAAAAGTGTGGGATTTGTAAAATTATTACCAAAAAAATACAAAATTATTGGAAATGTAACAAGTAATGATATTAATGTAAGTGTCGAATGGGATCAAACGTTTTTTCATGATAATGATGAAATATTAAAATTAAAGGTTGCATCTTTCGATATAGAATGTAAACCTGAGGATGGAATAAGTTTTCCGCAACCAGAAAATCCTGGTGACATGGTGATTCAAATAGGAACTACATTTAATTATTATGGTACCCCTGATTGTTATTATAAGCATATTATAACATTAGATACATGTGATAAAATAGATGGCGTTGATGTAGAAAGTTATAAAACGGAAAAAGAAGTATTATTAGCATGGACAAAGTTAATACAACGTACTAATCCGGATATTATTACTGGTTACAATATATTTCAGTTTGATTTTATGTATTTAAAGAAACGTGCAAAGTTTTTAGGAATAGAAAAAGAGTTTGCGAAAATTGGTAGAATATTAAACAAATCTAGTGAGTATGTAAAATCAAAACTAGAATCTAGTGCTCTTGGGGATAATAAACTGCAATATTATTCAATGGAGGGTCGTGTCATAATCGATATGTATAAAGTAATGCAACGTGATCAAAAATTAAGTTCCTACAAATTGGATGATGTTGTTGCTGAATTTATTAAAGAAAAAGTTTGTATTATGGAATATGATGCAGAAAATCAAATTACAAAAATTTATACAAAGAACACTTTTGGTCTATATGAAGAAAGATTTATAAGATTATATTACAATGATAGTTTGTCAGATTACACATGTGAGGATATTTACGGCAAGAAAAAAAATCAAATAATCAAAATAGAAAAAGGAGTTAATGTTAATAACGAAACTTATGATGTAATACACGTTAGTACTAAATTTTCTAAAGAAGTCACTGATATATTGGCAAAAAAGAAATACACTTTATATTGGTGCCAAGCCAAAGATGACATGCCTCCTCGTAAAATGTTTAGATTGCAAGGTAAACAATCAAGTCATCGTGCATTAATAGCAAAATACTGTATCCAGGATTGCGTTTTATGTAATATACTAATGGAAAAATTACAAGTTCTCACAAATAATATTGGTATGGCTAATGTATGTCACGTGCCTCTATCATTTATTTTCCTACGTGGTCAAGGCATTAAAATTTATAGTTTGGTAGCAAAAAAATGTAAAGAAGAAAACTTTTTAATTAAAGATTTATTTAAAAATAAAACTAGAGAACAACTTAAGGAAGAAGAAGAATCAAGAAGAAAACGATTTGATAAAAATTATGTTAAACCTGCCAAAGTGATACTAACTAAGGAAGAACTTGAAAGACTAAAAGAAGAAAAGAAACGTATAGAAAGTGAAGCACGTAAACTTAAAAAGAATTTTGAGAAAAATGTAAAAGCAATAGAAGATATTAGAACTAAAATTAGAATATTACAAAAAAAATCAGATAAATATCCTGACAAAGAGTCAAAGATTGCATTTTATAAGCATTCTTTAGATGTTTATGAAAATTTGTTCGCTGAAGAAAAAAGAAAATACACAACTTTCAGAGATGAAATAGAAAGGAATGCAGCAGAAGATGGATATGAAGGTGCAACAGTTTTTACTCCAAAAATTGGTAAATATGATAGACCAATAACTGTGCTGGATTATGCTAGTTTATATCCAAGTTCAATGATTCAAAAGAATTTATGCATTTCTAGTTTAGTCGTAGATCCAAAATATGATAATTTACCTGATTATAATTACACAAATGTAACATATTATCATAATGATGGTAAAGGTTCTACAACTTGCAGATTTGCAAAACCCAAAGATGGAACTCCTGGAATATTACCACAAATTTTAATAGAATTACTTGACAAAAGAAAAGAAATGAGAAATAAATCAGAAGAAATGGCTAAGGCTGGAAATAAATTTATGGCCAAAGTATTGGATGGTTTACAATTAGCTTACAAAGTAACGGCAAATTCTTTGTACGGACAAACTGGATCACCAGTATCGGCAATTTATAAAAAGGAAATAGCAGCATCCACAACAGCTACTGGTAGGGAACAATTAACAGGAGCTAAGAGATTCGTAGAAATTATTTTTGGTGGTTTGGCTAATTTCGCGACATTAAATAATTTCAAAGAGTATAAAAAATTATGTGATTACACTTTTGACACAAATTTATGTGAAGGAGAATTAATTTTTTGCAATTATAACTTGAACACAAATAAATTTAAAGATAGAGATAGAGACTATTTAGAGTCCCCTCGATACACAAATAGAGAGGAATTCATTAAATGGACTTTTGATGAGTTTAGAAGAATATTAGAAGATAACGTAATAAGTCCAGATATAATTTACGGAGACACAGATAGTGTTTTTATTGATTACCGAATGAAAAATTCTGTAACAGGAGAATATTTACAAAATAAAGATGGATTGAAAAGAGCAATTAATTTGGGTATATTATGCTCAACTTTAATTAATTTAATTCAACCAGATCCACAAAATTTACAGTATGAAAAAACATTGTGGCCATTTATAATATTATCTAAAAAGAGATACATTGGAAATTTATATGAAAAAAATCCAAATAGTTTTACTCAAAAAAGTATGGGGATAGTATTGAAAAGACGTGATAATGCACCAATAGTTAAAATAATAGTAGGTGGTATTGTTGATCAACTTATCAATGAACAAAATTTGGAAGGAGCAAAAATTTTTACAAACAAAGAACTTTCTAATATTTTGTCCGGTAAATATGGTTTAGATAAATTTATAATTACTAAAACGTTAAAGGGAACATATGCGAATAGAAATAGTATTGCTCACGCTGTATTAGCAGATAGAATGACTGAGCGTGATCCAGGTAATAAACCACAAACAAATGATCGTATTCCGTTTGCTTATATCATTCCAAAAAATAAAACAAAAAATTCAAAACAAGGAGATTTTATAGAGCACAAAGACTTTATTGTTGAGAACAATTTACCAATCGATTACTTATTTTACATAACGAATCAAATTATGAAACCTGCAGTTCAATTCTTATCAACTGTTATGGATAAACCAGAAACAATATTTTTCAGGCACATTCTAATTGAAACTAATAGAAGAAAAAAAATTAGAGCATTGGGTCACTATTTTGGTAATAATGGTGTTAAATGCAATAATTTAAAACCAACTCCAGAAAATAATAATTTAGATGATAGTGAGGAAATTGTAGAAATTGACGATAATGTTAGTGAAGATAATTATGATAACGAAGATAATGAAGATAATAAATTTACATCAGGATTTGATAAATTTGCTTCAATTAATGTTCGTCCGGATAATAATAACAGATTGGAAGCATTTCTAAATATGCAAAAAAATTCTAAAGTTAAACAAAAAGTTACCAGAACAATACCTAAAGTTATTAGAACAATACCTAAGCAAAAAACAGTACCAAAAACTAACAAAAAAATATAATGAATAATCCGTAATAATAACTAATCTAGAATAATAAATAATTAATATCTTTTTTTACTTACAGGTCTTGATATATAATTATCACTTGTAGTACTCACATTATATTGTTTTAAACTTGATGAAATAGTACTTGTTGAACTATGAAGAGTTGAGGTAGAACTTAGAGCACTTTTATTAGAATAACCACCGATTGAAGTTGTATTTGAATCTGGTGTACTATAAAAGGGCATAATATTTAATTCGTTGCTTGAAGATTTATAACCAACAGAGGTTGTTGATGAAATATTAATTGGTGATGCTACAGAAGATGATAATACAGTTGATGATAAATTAATTGATGTATCATCTCTTCTTTTACCTCCAGTTTGAAGCATTCTCGATAACATTTCAAAAGCTTCATCATTATCATCATCTTCATCATCATCATCAACAACATTCATATCAGACCAATGCTTTTTACCTCCATACATAATTCTATCACTGCTACAACCACATCCTTCATCAATATCAGACCAATGTTTTTTACCTCCATAAATAATTCTATCACCACTACAACCACACCCTTCATCATAATTAACTTTTTTATTAACTTGATCAAGATCAATATCTACATTCATATCTACATCAGTATCAGGAACATTACCACCATTTAACAGAGCTAAAATATCCTTTTCATATTTTAAATGTCTTTGTTGTTTTGGTCTATATTCTTCAATAGTATCAACATTCATATCCATATCATCTAGATCATTTGGATTATAATCTGAATAAGCACCTCCTTGACTGTGATAATTATTAATAGAAGCAAGCCGACGTAACATGTTACCCACATCTAAATCGGGATCATAATGTTTAGTTTTAGTTTTCCAATTACCTCCATTCATCTCACCTTGTGTTTTTACAAGTGATTCATGATTCTTTTGTTTAGAGCTTAATAGTCCCATTATATATATACTATAGTGCCGATATAATTACAGAGTAGAAAAATATTTGTATTCTGAATCTAAAATATAGAAACTGTTAACTAAAAAAAAGTTAAAAATATAATCGAATAAATTAAATGATAGGAATAAGTTTAGTAATATTTTTCATTTTCGTAATAGTAATATTTAATATACTTTATAAAAAGAAGTATTATGATATTACGTATCAAAAATCTTCATTTGATAATCAATATTATTTAGTTCGAAATGATGTAAATAAACAAGAATCAGCAGATTTACTTGCAAATTTAAGTAACAAAATTCAAACTTTAAACTCACATATGTATAAAAATAGAAATAAACCTGAATATGTAAAATATAAACCTTACATTAATAAACTTAATAAAAAAATTAAAAAAACAATAATTTGTGAGAATGTAGATAACGAGGAATTTACTAGTTATACAATTAATAAGGGTGAAAAAATTGCTTTCTGTTTGCATTCAAAGAAGCAACCTTATAAATTTCATGATGTTAATTTAATTACTTACGTTGCTCTCCATGAAATTTCACATATTGCTTGTCCTGAAATAGGTCATACAGATTTGTTCAAAGAAATATTTGCTTTTATAACATTAAC